ACCGTGTAACAGCGGTGAACAGTGAACCAGACTTATTATTGGATATGTATTTTAAATTTAAAACAAGTAGACCAATGCCTACATATTCAGTACCTGCTTTATTGAGTCACTTTTAATGTCACTTTCAGCAGCATTAACTATTGGAAGTCACTTACTTGCCAATCGAGGTCAAAGAAAACAAGCTAGTTTTGCTAACCAACAATCAGCAAAACAGATGGCTTTTCAAGAAAGAATGTCTAATACAGCATATCAGCGATCAATGGCTGATATGCGTAAAGCTGGTTTAAATCCCATTTTAGCTGGGAAATTAGGCGGAGCATCTACGCCTGCAGGTGCAATGGCACCTACCCCTAAATTTGGTGAGGCTCAATCTAAAAATATATTGCAAGGTGCAATTGTACAACAACAAGTTCAATCTGCAAAAAAATTAAAACTTGAAAACGATTTATTACAATTAGATTTAAACGTATTAAAGAAAGCAGGCATTAGCCCAATGCAAATGCGATATACACCTTTTAATCAAGCAGGTAGCGAAGGCTACCAAGGTTTAAAAGATATGTTTTCGTCAGTTAAAGGCTTTTTACAAAATAAATTTAACCCACCTTATGAAGGTTCAATGGAACCTAAAGCCTTAAAAGATGCAGGTTACATATTACGATTTGGTACAAAAAGACCACATTGGTGGAATAGAAAAACTGGAGATAAAATTTATGTCAAAGACTAAATCAAACATAGTTGAATTTAAAACACCATATACAAACCCACCTTCTAGGTGTTGGTTTGAAACAACAGGTGAGTCTATGACTCAACAACATTTCGCCGAAGAAAGCGAAATTAACAATATACTCCGTTCGCATGATAGGAACGGAATAATAGAGCATATACATAGAGGTAATGCTATATACGCTGATTTCAGCGAGATAACAGACTTGAGTGATGCTTTGCATCAAATAAAAGAGGCTCAAGAAGAATTTCTGAATGTTCCATCAGAAATAAGAGAACAATTCAAAAATGACGCTGGTCAATTTTTTAAGTTTGCAAGCAATCCAGATAATCTGGATGAGCTAGTTAAAATGGGTTTAGCAAACCCCAAAGAATCAGCAGCTATGCCTGCTGATAACCCTGCTAATCCTGTGGCTGTAGACCCCAAAAAGTCGGAAGCGCAGGATTAGCGCACGTATTACTACTTGATGTAATACGTGCTAACTGACACCAAACTAGAAAGAGGTACAAAATGTTTAGAAAAAAAATGCGTAGAAGTAAAAGCAGAAAACTTTTTAAAAGAACAGCATCACGAGTACATAAAAAAAATCATATTAAACCTATGCGTGGAGGCTATAGAATCTAAATGCCATGTTATAACCCTCTAGTGGCATGGAATTATGAGGGTAAAATGGTATTTAACCCTCCCCCTACTCACAGAATAAATAAACCTTATAATTTGCCTTGTGGTAAATGTATAGGTTGTCGATTAAATTACGCTAGAAGTTGGGCATTAAGGTGCCAACTTGAGTCGTTATCACATAAAGACAATTGTTTTATAACTTTAACTTTTAACAATGAAGAGTTACACAAAAGACAAAATCCTTGGTCTGTTGATGTACAAGACTTTCAACTTTTTATGAAAAAGTTTAGAAAGCGTTACAATAAACAAATCAGGTTCTTTCACTGTGGTGAATACGGTGAAAAAACCTTTAGACCTCACTATCATGCACTAATATTTGGACATGATTTCAGAATACAGTCTAAAAATAATAAAGTAAAAAAATATGGATCGGATAAGTATCCATTATACGAAAGTACTGAACTAACTACCCTATGGGGGAGGGGTCATACTACTGTTGGCGAATTAAATTTCGATACAGCTAGTTATACAGCAAGATATGTTACAAAAAAAATAAAAGGTGATGCTACTAATATACATATAAACCCAGATACAGGTGAGGTGTCAGAAATAAACAATGTTTATTGTACAATGAGCAGAGCGAATGGAATAGGCTATGACGCCTATCAAAAATATAAACATAATTGGTATCCCAATGATTTTATAGTAAATGGTAACGGTATCAAAATGAAACCTCCCAGGTATTTTGATGACCTATACAAAGAAGAATACCCTGAAAAAATGGAAGCTATAAAAAAAGCTAGAAAAGAAACATTAGATTTTGTTGATCAAAATCCAAGAGATCCTAAATATAAAAGATTAAAAGACATAGAAAATGTTAAGCTGCTTAAGCTAAAAGAATGCTTAAGAGAACTAGACGCTTGACATCTGCCCTTAAAAAAACATAAACTCATAATATATATTATGTACGGGCGATATTAATATATATAAATCAACGACTTAATATGCTTTGCCATATTTCGTCATATTTTAAACAAGAAAAAAACATGGAGCATAGATCATGGCAGACAACAAACTACTTTTTTCAATATACGACGACGTAACAAAAATGTATGAGCCACCCTTCGTAGATATTAACAAAGGATCAGCAATGAGAAGGATCCGAGACTTAATGCAATCTAACCCTCAAAGCCCTTATTCAAAATTTCCAGATAATTTTACCTTAATGCAAGTTGGCGAGTTTACTGAAGAAACAGGTCTTATATTTCAAGATACATTGGAACATGTTGTCGATTTAAAAGAAATACAACCAATAAAGGAATAAAAAATGAGTATCTTCGGAGCAACCGGCGCACAACCAACAACTTTAAGTAAAGACTTTAGTAGAAGTCCAAGAGCAGATATACAAAGATCAGTATTTAATAGAGATCATGGTTTAAAAACAACGATAGATGCAGGATATTTATATCCTATATTCTACGATGAAGCGCTCCCCGGAGATACATTTCAATTAACAGCTAACGGATTTGGAAGATTAGCTACACCAATAAATCCTTTTATGGATAATTTATATATACAAACTTTTTTCTTTGCAGTTCCATTTAGAATAATATGGGATAACTGGGAAAAATTTTGTGGAGAACAAATTAATCCAGGTGATAGTACTGATTATCAAACTCCCCAAATTCAAACAACTACTGTAGCTGAATCTACACTATTTGATTACTTTGGATTACCAACCGGAGTAGCAAATATTTCATTTAATAATTTTGCAGGTCGTAGTTATAATTTAATATGGAACGAATGGTTTCGTGACGAAAATTTACAAAACAGTCTTACAGTAGACAAAGGCGACGGACCAGATACACAAAGTAATTATGTTTTACAAAAAAGAGGCAAAAGACACGATTATTTTACTAGTGCTTTACCATGGCCTCAAAAAGGCTCAGCAGTCTCATTACCTTTAGGAGTACAAGCTCCAGTAACAACAAGTTCTACTGAATTCTTTACAGGATCTGCTGACGCATTAAAAGTAAGATATGTTGATGGTGTACAACCATCTACTTCAACAGGAATATATACGGCTGCTGGCGGTGATGTTAGAGGTGAAACACCTGTTACCGGTACTAATCAAGGTTCATTGTACCCTACTAACTTATATGCTGATTTATCTACAGCAACCGCAGCTACTATCAATCAATTAAGAGAAGCTTTTCAAGTACAAGGTCTTCTAGAGCGTGACGCCAGAGGCGGAACAAGATATAAAGAAATAATACAAGGACATTTCAACGTAAGTTCACCTGACATGCGTTTGGATAGACCAGAGTACCTTGGAGGTGGCAAAAGTTATGTTAACGTACAACCTATTGCACAAACTTCTTCCACAGATGCTACAACACCTCAAGGAAATATGTCAGGTTTCGGAACAACAGGATTTGACAATCATAGTTTTAACAAATCATTTACTGAACATTGTGCCGTAATTGGTTTAGTCTGCGTTTTCGCAGATCTAACATATCAACAAGGTATGAGTAGGTTCTTTAGTAAAAGAACTAGATATGATTATTATTGGCCTGCTTTAGCACATTTGGGCGAGCAATCAATATTAAATAAAGAAATATATACTCAAGGCACAAGTGCTGATGATACTGTATTTGGTTATCAAGAAAGATACGCAGAATACAGATATAAACCGTCTCAAATTACTGGTAAATTCAGATCTAATGCTACAGGGACATTAGATAGTTGGCATTTAGCTCA